CAGGGTCTTGGTTTCTAAAATCAAATTCTAGCTCACCACCCTTATAATCTTTAGGGTCTGACAAACTGACTGTTACAGATAATTTTCTTATCTTACCATTTGATGGATCGTTTGCATTTTCTCTAACATATGGTCTATCCCAACCATCACAGTGCCAATCATAAAATTGACCTTTTTCATATTTTGTAAACTGACAACTCTCTGAAAAATCCCATTGAAAGTTCCAACCTGCATTTGCATTCGCTTGATGCACATAAGGTTGTATCTCTTTATATATCCATCTATCATTCATCCAAACAATATTAGAATTTCTTTTTTTCTTTAAATCTTTTATCTGTTTTTGATTTAATTTTTTATTACCATATCCACCAGTGACCGCCATCTGATCAGAAATAGATTTTCCATATTTAACTATTTCATCACAGATTCTCTCTGGGACTGCTGATTGAAAATACCAATAATAATTTGTAAGGTTCATCTTTCTATATCTTTCTTATATCAAATGTTAAAAAATTGTCAATTATTAGTCTGGAAATTCAGCAAATGCTATGCTTCCATTAACTGTAAATCTAGCAACTGATGTTCCATCAGGTTGAGCTGTTAAAGTATTAGTTCCTGGTGTTACTGTTGCTGCAGATGCAGCATCTCCTGGAATTCTTAATATGACAACTCCAGAACCTCCATGACCATTACCAGAACCTCCAGATCCACCACCTTGATTATTGGCTGCATTACCTCCGCTACCAGCTGTTGAAGCAGGTCCTCCAGCTGCACCGTTTACATTACCAGCTCCTCCTCCACCAGAAGCGTATTCAACGGTGCTTCCTGTTATATCATTATCAGCACCATCTCCACCTTGTCCACCAGTACCACAACTGAAAAAATTACCATTAGATCCTTGATCAGTAGCTCCACCACCTCCACCACCTGATCTGTTAGTAGGAGAGTTTGATCCACCACCTCCAGGTTGACCTTGCGGTGGACTTACAGGAGGTGTATTACCTGTACCTGCATTATCTTGAGCTGCACCTGGAGTAGATGCTCCACCCCCAGATCCACCACTTGCTGCAGCTGGTCCACTTCTACTCATACCACCTCCACCACCTGCTGATGTTATTGTACTTGATCCTGCAAAAGATGAATTGGTACCACTACCACCTGGTTGACAATTAGGTCCATTAGCTCCACCAGCTCCCACAGTTACGGGGTAAGTTTGTCCACCTGCTGCAGGTAAAGCAGATCCTCTTAATGGAGAAGGTCCATAACCAGAAGCTCTATAGCCTCCAGCTCCACCTCCACCACCATCATTGCAACCACCTGGATTAGATCCACCAGCTCCACCTCCTGCTACTACTAAATAATCTATAGTAAATGGTGCTAAACTTGGTTTGGGCCATAATCCTTGAGACTTGGCTTGAAATTGACTTTGCATTGACCACACACCACTTGCTTTATTTAATTCTCTTGTAATAACTATTCCTGAACCACCATTACCTGCTGAAGGTGCGGGAGGATTTCCTGCTCCACCTGCTCCACCACCTGTATTTGCTGTAGCATTGTTTCCAGTTGAACTACATGTTGTTCCAGCAGAACCACCACCAGGACCTGCTGCCCCTCCGGAAGTCCCTGGTCCACCTGCAGCTCCACCTCCACCTCCAGCGTAAACACCACAGTTTGGTGCTCCTGGAAAACTAGGACTTACATCTGTTCCTGCGCCACCAGCTCCACCGCTTTTTGCATTACTAGTTCCACCAGAATTACCACCAGCTCCACCTGAACCACCTCCTCCTCCAGAGGCTTGACTACATCCTGGTATGATACCACCATTTCCACCATTGTTTCCTTCTGGTGGTGAAAAACCACCTGCATTACCAGTACCTGCAGATCCTGAAGCTGCATATTGACCACCACCAGATCCACCTGATGTTGCTTGTGCTCCTCCACCTGTTGAAAAAACAGGTCCACAAGCTCCTACGATAATTGAATTACTTCCAGAACTTTTTGCCGTTCCTCCTGCACCAACTGTTACAGGAGCAGAGTTTGTTGATAAAGGTATTTCACAAATTATTCTAAGACCACCAGCACCTCCACCACCACCTTGATCGCTTCCACCAGATGCACCACCAGCTACTATTAATGCTTTAATTGCTCTTGTACCTGTTTGAAAAGTTTTTGTTCCAGATGATGTATGAACTGTTTGAGTGCATTTTCCAAACGAACTTCTATTCGTTTTTCCAATTATTCCACCGTTTGCTGAGCCAGATTTATTTCTTGGCATTTAAGTGTCCTCCTATGCGGACACCCAAGCTGTGCCGTTCCAATCGTAAACTGTTGGTGTTTCCGCTTCGTCGTCTGATTTAGTTGCTTGCCAACCTTTTGTGTTGTCAGCATTATATTTATTTTCATTCCAAGATATAAAATATATAACATCACCCTCGTTTGTAATTGATGGATAAGCGATCGGTGCTTGCCAATCATCATTACCATCTAACGACCAAGATGCGTATGGTTGTGGTGGAATAAATTTATCTTTTGAATAATCGTATGTAAAACCAATACCTGCGTATTGTTTTCTAAAATTCTTATTATAAGAAGTTTGTTTCCAAGTTCCACCTTTAAAAAAATTTACGCACCATGTTTCTCCATCTACGTGCATATCATTTTCTCCCAAAGGTCCTGCTGCTGTAGATATATCATTACCCACAACTACAACTCTTTGAACAACCCAATTTTCTTTTGAATTATCAAAGTTATCTTTTTCTTTTTTTAATTCTGCGAAATGTGCCATATTCTTACTCCTTAAAAGTTATACTTATAATTTAATTTTAACTTATAGTCAATGTCCCTGACACGGTAAATGTTGCTATTTTATCTCCTCCAGGGTGAGTTGAAGTTGAGTTTGTTCCAGGAGACACTCCAAAAGTGGTGCAACTAGGTGCTCTTACAACAACTATACCTGATCCACCTGAACCTTGGGTTGCAGTTCCTCCAGGGCCGTTATCAGTAGCAGCTCCACCACCTCCACCACCAGTGTTAGCAGATGCATTACATCCATTGTCTACTGAGGGAGCAGTTGCAGATAAACCTCCGCCACCACCACCACCAGCTCCACCAGAACCAGCAGAAGCAGATCTTCCATCACCTTGAGCTGCTCCACCGCCACCTCCAGCATAAGTTGTAGAAGGTCCTAAAATATCATTTGGTGCACCCGCACCTCCATTTCCACCTGCAGTTGGAGGAGCATTACCACCAGCTGCTGTAGCTCCACCACCGCCGCCGCCAGCAAAAACTCCTGGAACAGTAGCTTGGTTAAATCCACCACCACCAGGATTACCTTGTGGGGGATCTGTTGGAGGAGTATTACCAGCACCACCTGGAGGTCCTCCTATAAAAATGTCACCACCACCAGAACCACCGTCCTGTCCTTGTCCACCTCCTCCATCAGAGGTAATAGTTGAAAATGTTGAATCACTTCCACCAGTTGTACTACCACCAGAACTAGATCCAGCACCACCAGCTCCTACTATAATATCATAATCACCTTTTTCTAATTTTAATGCAGATCCTTGTAATGGACTTGGACCAAAACCAGAAGCTCTATAACCTCCTGCACCACCTCCACCACCTGCTCTGTTACCTGCGGCTCCACCACCACCAGAACCACCACCAGCTACTACTAAATAATCTACGCTAACTAAAAATGCTGGCCATGTGCCCTCTTTTAATGCATCTAGTTGCTCATTAAGACTCCAGACTCCTGAAGCTTTATCTAATTCTTTTACGATAACTATTCCTGGACCACCTGCACCACCTGGTTTACCACCAGATGGATTTGCGATAGATCCACCGCCACCGCCACCACCGCCAGTATTACATGAGCCTGCAGTTCCAGCAACACCTTTTCCACCAGCTCCACCACCGCCAGTTCCACCTGCTCCTGCAGGTTTTCCTGATGCTCCAGCGGGCCCACAAAAAGTTCCTCCTCCGCCACCACCAGAGTAAACTCCACAATTTGGTGCTCCAGAAAAATCAGGACTCACGTCTGTACCAGCTCCTCCAGCTCCTCCAGCAGTTCCAGGCACTCCATTTGCACCGACAGCGCCGGCACCTCCACCACCACCTGAAGCAAATGCACAACC